ATGCACCACCACGACTTCTTTGTTCTGCTACTGCATTTATTGTTTCTTGTTTTATGGTAGGCAGGAGATTGAGTACTTCAGCACGAACAGTCGGTACAACACCTGTTGAGAATGAAATGTTCTGAACAACATTAACACCACCACCTAGTTCGTTATTAGGAACTATATTACCTGCTGTTTTAGGCACAAATAATTCAGCACCTCTTTCACCTACCATGTAAGGTTTATTTGGTGGAGTATAACCACCATTTGCAAATCCTAAGAATGAGCCAACTGAACTAATTAATCCACCAACACCACCACCACCAAATGATGGTAATGATATGCCTTCCCTAGAACTTCTTTGATATTCATTTAATGATTTAGTTAATTTTTCTATCAAAGGTTGGATAATTAATATCTGTGTAATTGTAGATATGATTTGAGATACTACATCTTGGAATATATTTTTCATTGCACTTCTAAAATCCTCACCTTTAGCTATTGAATCACCAAAAGCATCGGATATAGATTTACCTGCATCTTCAAATGTTTTATTTACTTCCTGAATAATTTCTTTTAATTCACCTTGACTGATGATTACATTATCTGTTGTATCAACACTTTCTTCTTGCTTTTTATTCAAATCTAGAACTTTATCACCATAAATATTTATGATTTTTAATAAACCATCTAGATTCTTCAATTCATCTTTTTGTACTTTTACTACTTTCTTTTCTGTTTTTTCTACTCTATCGAAACCTGCTTGAAGTGCTATTAAAGATACAGTTAAGCCTTTTACTACTACATTTGCTTTTGCAAATGCTGTTATAATTTTTGCAAGTACAGTTGTTGCTAAGAATATTCCTAAAGCTTCTACTGTTGTTTTTATTTCATTAAAGTTTTCTACTACTAGCCTTGTTAAATTAGCTAATGATTTACCAACCTCAGAGCCAAATTTAATTATTTTATCCTGACTATTTGCAAGAGCATTATTTAAATCACCGAACTGAGCTTTGAGCTCAACCATAAATTCATCTGCAACTGCTTTCCTGAATTGAAATAGTTTATCTTCTAACATCGATAAAGTACCTGTTAAGGTATTAGCTAAGTCATTTGTTACATTTCCAAACTCTCCACCTTTACCAAATACTTCTTTAAATCTTTTTACTGTTTCATTGATTGAGACTTCAGCACCTACTTGGAATCCAAGCATTGACCTGACACCTCGTTCTCTGAAAACATCAGCTGATGCAATACCACCACTGAAACTTCGTTGAATTTGTTCAGCAGTTTGTTGGAATGATAAACCTGTAGCACCTGCAACATTACCTGTTATCTCTAATAACTCTGCAAGTTCTTCTGCATCTTCTGCTACTACTGCAAGATTACCTGATGCACCTTGTATTTCTGCTAATGTGAATGGTACTTTACTAGCAAACTTAACCATTTGGTCAAATGCTCTAGAGCCTTCTTCTGCTGTACCAAATAATGCTTTTAGTCTTACTTGTAAGTCTTCTATCTGTCTTCCGACATCAACTACTTGTTTGATTTGATATGCACCAAATGCTGTTGCAAATAAACCACCGAATGTGATTACTTTTCCACCTATGTTGCTAAGAGTTGTGCCAAACTTCTTAAATTCGTTTGACATCTTGCTAGATGATTTTTTGACTTCGTTGTTTGCTTTATCAAGACCTCGTTTTAAGTCTGATAAATCTGCTTCAATCTTTACTAATAACTTATCTAATTCCATGTCTAGTTGTCAGGGTACATTTCCTTTAATCGTTCCAAATCAGATTTGTCCATAGGCTCTGATTTCTTACCTGTATTGTATTCTGTAAATCCTTTTATAGCTAGAGTGATTTCCTTAATAGACATATCCCACACTTGCTGTGGTGGTAGATGCATCATACCGACACATATTTCAAGCCACCTTTCTACAGGTAGCTTGTAATCATCATTTAAGTATTGCTTTTTTTTTCTGTATTATCAGGGTCTACATTAAGTGCTAATGTAAGTAACTCACCTGTTAATTTCATTGCTTCTACTAAACCAATCTCAGACACAAGTGATTTGATATCTTTTTCAGTAACATCATTACCACCTGCTCTGATAGCAAGGGTTAAGATAGTTATGATATCTAATAAAGTAATATCTGCTGTAGTTAGTTTATTGCCTACCTTTAAAATAGAAGTTCCCAAACCTTCTTCTATTCTCATGATTGTATCTAATGACATACGAGCCTTGTATGTCTTGTCTTTGAAATTAAGAATCTTCTCTGCTTTCAACGAATTTGTTGTCATCATTCTTCTCCTTTTTAATTATCATATTGATAACTTCATCTCTAGCACCTACGTTTTTAGCACTAGAGATTATATATTTATCTTTATCAATTTTCATTACACCTAAGTTATCCCAACCATCAAAGAATGGCAGTTCAACTTCTGATTGGTCTAAACCTAGATTAACTTTAGCATTAATCTTTTTCTTATTTACAGTTACTTCTTTATCAATCCACATTAGACTGTTGCTACAGTAATAGTATCAGCACTCTCAAATGTTAGAGAATATTGTGCTGAATCATTATATGTACCACTATATTCAACACTAGTTACTTGGAATGCTCCTTTAAAAGTATTGAAATCAGGCATTATAAATTGAAAGTTTGTAAATGTAGATGCATCTAAAACACCTAATAAAGTTGTATGTGATGCTGAATCATCGAATACACCACTACCTGAAATTGTAAAAGATTTAACACCACCTTGTGCTATAAGAGTTCTTACTCTTGCTGAATCTTTTGTTGTAACATCAACTGTTTCTTGGTTGATTGAAATTGAAGTATCTCTCAGTCCACCAATAGTTGTGAATGCCTCTGGAGAGCCACCATCACCTATTTTGACTAATACCTCTGCACCTTTTTGTACTGCCATTTTTTATTACCTCTAATTATCGTAAATTGTAAAATTAATATTAACTATACCATGTCTTGTGATTCCATCTGCTTCTACGAGAGTTGTTGCACTATTGACATAACTCATAACAGAATCAGCACCTGACACAGAGATTGTAACATTATTCGTTAAATTGTAAATTCTTTCCATAATTTCCTTGATTTCCTTTTGCCCTCTATATTGAGACCATACATCAATATCTACATTATATAAATTACCATCTAATGATTTAGTTCCGATATCTGTAGTTATTTCTGTACCAATAAGCACATAAGGATATGCTGTATCTTGTGGTGCTACAGAATCAAATATCTTGTTATTACCAACCAATCCATCTAATGTGCTATCACCTGATAACAAAGAATATAGTGCTGATTGTAAATCGAATGAATGATATCCCATTATTTCACCTTGATATCTTTAGACATTTTCTTAGAGAATGCTTTTGCTTGTTGATAAGCTTTGGATTCTTTACCCATGAATGGTCTGTCCATATAAAGTTCTAACATTTGTGAGTATTCAACATTAGTAAACACTTTACCTACAGGTTTAATGCTTGGTGTTGATGGTTTTATTTGTATACTACTAACCAATCTTCCTGTATCGATTGCAGGTGGATTACCTGCTGATGAAGCAGTATGTGTTTTGTTACCTTTTTCATAGGTATTGCCTGTTTTAGGAGTATTTCTCATACCCAATGTAATATCCCTTCTAAAATGATTAAGAACACGATTAACATGTCTCGATGCATTGACTTGATATTTTCTTAGGATAACATCTGCATTTTTTGAAAAGTTAGATTCAACCTTTATAGATATCATGTAGCCACTCCTTCAGTTGCTAGTATTTCCTGAAACTTTCTTCTTCCTTCTTGAATATCAGTAATCTGAGTTATGTTGAATGTTTTTGAGTTATAAGAGATTCTATATTTTTCTGTTAAAGAAGAATAATATCTGATTGTAAATCTGTAATTAGATGTTCCTCTGAGTTGGTCTCCAAATATTCCTTCACCACCTGATAGATTCTCTGCTTTAGCCCATACAGTTGTAGCAGTAGAATGAGTAGTTGTAGTACCACCACCTTCATCAGTTACACCACCTAAAGTTTGTAAACTGATTCTATTTCTCATCTCTCCTATAAGAGACATTAGACCATACCACCATAATGTGCTGTGCCACGATAAGGATTAGTTCCAAACTGTCTGATTATGTAAGGTTGTAATAATTGTGTTGCTTGATAGGGTGCTGACATTCTTTCTGTTCCATCACCTCTGTGTTCAAATAACCATGCTGTATAAATAAGACATGCATGTTTGATATCATCAGGTACATCACTTGAAGCACCATAACCTGCTACATAAGTAATCTCTAGTGCATTAGCCACTCTTAATCCTGTTGGGTAGCTTTCACCATTTCTCAAAACAAATCTTGCAGGAATACCCTGATTATCTAAATAATATTTGCTTGATGCAAATGTGCTTTCTGTATCTGCATCATCATAGTATTTAACACTTGATATAGATGCTACAGGTGATTGTGGTAACAAAATACTTCTTCTTGTAATGTCTTGGTCAATACCAATGTAATTTCCTTCTTGTAAAGGAATATCTGTATCATAGACAGAATCTATAGACATCTTTAATGTTTGTGTTGTAAGACTTCTACCTGTATATCTTTTAGCCCAATTATGTGATGCCTTTAATAATGTAGATATGACTGTATCATCATCACTACCATCTATTCTTAGCCATGATTTAACTTCTGCACTTGTAATTGCAAATGCTGTTTCTGCTGTTTGTACTGATAATCCTGCCATTGTTACCTCTTATAATTGTAGCACTATGATATATGATACTATGATTACGAACAATATCTCAATTATAGATAGCTCAGGTTTAAACCATTTAGTTCTGATTCTAGCTGAGTTAAATAACACAAATATAGACAGCAACAATGCTACTGCTAATAATATATCCATTATCTTCTTAAAGGATTGCTATTTTTTTCTTTTAAATCCTCAACCTGTGATTTTAATATTGATATTTCTTTTTCTAAGTTAGATATATCAGGAATACTTCTTTGTTCTACCACATCTAACCTATTCATTATTGTACCTACTTGTACAAAAAGACCACCAAATCCTATTAATAAAGAAAAAACAGCACCTATTACCTTGATATCCAATCTGACCTATCCTCGTATATTTTATCGTTATATATATTTCTAACATCAACATAAGTCTGATTAAGATATGTGTCAATGTTCCTATCCATTATAACAGGTTGCTTAAATATCTCAGCATTGACTTGTGAGTAGCTATCAATCTTATTATTGTTAGACATGACCTTAGCAACGATTAAAGATACTGCTTTGAGCTGTCCTTCGGTTGTTTTAATTTTATCAGCAACTTTTATAGTGATATCTTCTATGGTTAATTGGGTTTCAACACTCCCACTCTCGTTATTGGTTTCGGTTTCCTCTGTGACAATATCTGAGTTACTTTCAGCCACTTCTGTATCTCCTTCTGTTTCTTCGATTGTTTCTTCTTCATTAGATATCTCCTCTGTTTGTTCAATTGGTGCTTCTGCAAGTATTTCCTCATAAACTTCTTCTACGACAACTTCTTCATTGACTTCTTCTACCACTTCAGGCTCTAAAACTTCTGAAGATAAGACTATTGTTTCTTCTATAAATTGTTCTTCCTCTAAAGAAATAGTTTCTTCTATCGTTTCTACTACAATTTCTTCAACAACTACTTCTTCTATGACAGGTTGTTCGTAAACGAATTCTTCTATTTCTATTTCTTGTATATCATTTGATACTTCTGTTATGGTATTTTGTGTTACTGCACTCATAACAACAGGGTCATACTCGATAAACAATGTAGGACTTTTTAAGTCAGCACCATAATGAGATATAGAATTACTGTTCTCATTAAAAGTATATCTAACTGTTATGTCGTAATCTTCTTGGCTATTGTTACCAATAATAATTGAATCAGTATGTGTGCAATAATAACAACCATCGTTGTTTATAGTTTTAGTTTGTGTAGTTACGTTACCATTATCATCTACTAAAGTTTGTGTTATCTCTACGTTTTGTTCTATCTGATTCCAAAACCAAATATCTGCACCTGCTGTAGATGTAAAACCATTATTAATAATACCTTTAGATAATCCTGCATCATTTTGTAATGAGATACTATTTTCTATGTATTCTCCATCGACACCTGCAACGATAGCATTTCCATGATTGTGGTCATTTGTTCCTGACCAACCATTAGCAAAGTTATTACCATCATACATTTGTTGATTAAGGAGATTATTCGTTGTTTCTGCATACAAGGATATCGGTAAAATTAGTAGGGTACTAACATACCACCCTAGTCGTTTAAAACCGATTTTAGGGCATTTAAGCTCGTTTTTATCTCGGATTTTTACCATTATTGGTCAAAGATTCCTTATATCTACGATATTGCTCTACTTTATCATCTGTAGGTTTTCTTCTTTCATATATAACTTTCATAGCTTCTTCACCAATCAGACTTTTACAATCTTTCATAACAGGGCATGGTGTCCCACTTCTATACATAGCATCGAATACAGCAGGGTCATCACACATAATGCTGATGGATGCCACAGACATAGAAAGTGCCTTGAGCATTTTTGCTTTCTTTAATCTTTCACATGCTTCATCTGTCATAACATAACCACCACCTGAAAAAGATATTCCCATAACTGTGACACCACCTGAGATTACAAGACTGCATGAATCTTGGGAATAGACAGACATTGCAGGTGCATGAGATGAGTTTACAGCAGTCTCCTGATTGGTTGAATTACTTGTAGAATTTGTTGTGGAATTTGTGACCTGTCCTTGATAGGTATTATTAGTGGTTGCTTCGTAACCTTGAATACTTGTGTTGCTCCCTGATACATTGCTTTGAGTTGTAGATGCTCCACTACTTGTCACATCTGATGATGCATCTTCTATTGCATAACCTAATATTAAGACAATAGTTACAATCAATGCTAAGTAGAATCTGTTCATCTTCTGACTAGACTGCCACCAAAATAAAGACCAATAATACTTGATACAACATGTGTATCTAAAGGTGTGATGACTAAACCTTCCATTGGTTTCCATTGTGTCATGTCCATGTCTGATGCAAATATCCACCAACCTTGTTGTATTGTTTCTGTGTAACCAACATAGATAGGCATACTAGGGTCAATGAATGGTGCTAACTTTGGTAATACAATAATTGCTAGTACACACATAAGTGCTATCCATCTACGAGTATTCTTTGTAAACGAATCTGTAACTTCTCTTGCTTTGTCAAACTGTTGTGATTGAAACTCTGCTCTTTGCATGAGCATCTTTTGTTCATCTGCTTTGTCTTTTGTTTTTTGAGCCATGATGGATAAGATTCCACCAAGAACAGTTGATACGAGCATAGAGATTAATTCAATTGGGAACATAGTTATTTTACCATGTTATAAACGATTGCTATAAGACTACCTACCCAAACAACAAACCCTATAACTCCTTTACTTTTATTTATTAATGCTGTTTGGTCATCAACCTTAGTTTCCAATCTAACAAGTCTATCATTCATTGAATCTATTCTTTCAGCTAGTTGTTCTAAGGTTACTTTCATAATTAACTCTTAATAAATAATTTCTCTATAAACCAAGCAGGTGGGTCTAACTCCCACCACTTGTGTCCATGTCTATAGTCTTTAGATATTGTATGATGATAATTATGCCAACCCTCACCCCAACTGATTAGTGATGTAAGTGGACTATTAACAGCAGTACAATGTGGTTTAGATTTGACTACTTTATAACCAAACAATTTACTGTGTGGTATAACACCAAAAGCACCTGCTGTAATATAAATACAGGCACAAGGAAACGAAAATAAAAATAATCCAATCATAGGGTCTATTGTATACAAGATTAGTATGTAACTAAATAATAATATCCAATAGTTTCTAGTTATAAACATGTAATCTTTATCTTTAAGTATATCTTTGACCATTACCTTTGGTACTTTTATTGGGTCATAAAGTGTTAGCCATGCTCTTAGATATCCTATTCTTGCAGGTGATTGATTATCATCTTTCGGATGACCTGAGTACCTATGATGATATCTATGCATTGCTGTCCATGATAGTGGACTTCCAAATGCTGATATGACTGTTAAATATTTTAAAATCTTTTCTTTTATAGGTGTTGTTCTAAATGCACGATGGCTCATGAATCTGTGTATAGCTATATTGGTTGAGAATATATTTACAAATGCCCATCCTATTACTCCATAGATTATATATTCAGGATAAGTAAAACATGCCCAAATACTGATTACTATATTAATCAGAGCCAATAGCTGTACTTTTATTGCATGATTCATGCCCACCTCAGCTTTGTAATTAGCCAAACAAAAGGGTCAAACCTACAATGTTTGAGTTTTGGTTTAATATGATGTTGCTTATGATATGCTTCTGAAAATGCTACAGGGTACATGTAAGGTACATCTCTCACCTTATTTGTATGACACATAATACCTGTTACTGTCATAACCCAAAAGGTTGTCATAGCTACTGCTGTTGCCCACATCAAAAATAAATCTATAGGCAAGACTAAGAAAAGAACAGCATTAAACATGTATACCAAACTTGTTTCGTTCTTAGTCAAAAATAACTGCCATTTATTTCTTAGTCTATCTCCACACAAACTTAAATCATAATCTTGTTCGTGTGTTCTAAATATAATATATAACCATGAGCTATGCTTCGGACTGTGTGGGTCAGCTATAGTATCAGCATATCTGTGGTGGTTTCTGTGCCATGCACTATAAGATATTGGTGTACCAATTAATGCTGTCATAGATACTACACTCATTATGTTTTGAAACCATACAGGTGGATTCCACAAATTATGTGTAGCCCATCTATGAATAAACAAACTCATTGTAAATTCTAATAAGAAGTAAAAGAGTATGTATGTATATAACAGTTGTAACCAACTAAGAACAAAAAAAGAATATAGTGCTAATCCAAAATAAGCAGTATACAAAATACTGAGAGCCATTTAGAACACCCATTTATGCAAAGATGCTGTATTATTCAATTCCTCTAAATCAGTTTGTCTAGTGTATGTAGCATCACTATTATAACTACCAAGACATTTACCTGCATTTTGTAGTCCAATAAAATAAGTGTCTACCCTTTTATCTTTTACACATAATATTTCCCATGTATTTATACCAACACTTTTTAAATATTCTGCATATGCATTTTGAAATTCTTGTGTTGCAAATATTTCTCGACTGCCATCAATTTTTGCATTTAAAACAGTTTCCCATCTAAATACATTATTATTTTTTGTTCCTACAATCCACATAAAAGGTGTATCATCTTTTTTAGCTAAAACACAATACCTGTTTTCATCGACTGTATAAGTTAAATAACATGAATCGTGTACAAGTTGTTTAGTTTGTTCATCTGTTATTACATCATCAGGTTTAACAATAGTGCCTGAATTAATATCATCTAAACTATCTGCATACAAATTATCAAATGTTGCATCATCTATCTTATCTATTTTTTCAAATGTTATTGTCATTTTAATAAACTTGTATATTTAAAGTTCCACTATTGTCATATATATCTTTCATGAAAGTATATAAACCACTTGTACCACCTATATCTTGTGTATTAGCTGTGCCACCTGAAACATGATAAGCACCCATAATACTTCTACTGTATGATGAGTCATTTATAGTTAAACCACTCCAATAACCTGCCGAGCCATTAACTGCTGTACATTCAAATGGAACAACTGCACTACCAGCTTTTTGACTACTAGCACCAATTCTAAAAGTGTTAGTACCATCTGATAAATCAAACCATTTAACACCATTCCTTAAAAGATGTTGGTCTAAACTTGTGCCTACAGTACTTAAATTTCCATTTCTTCTATGCTTATTAAGAAAATTATGGTCAGCATCTATAAGCAAAGAATAATTAATTGTTGTAACATTAGTGTCTCGTGGAGTGCTTGATTTTTTTCTTATATACAATCCTCTGACTGTTCCTGTACATGATGTATTATCAGGATTTGTTAATGAAAAACTACTCTGCTGACCAAATGTAGCAGGAGCAAGTTCACTATGAGATACTGTAGAAAATCCATAATATACTTCTACATGGTCTGTTATAACATTTGTTTTATTTGCTGTAGTTTGATATGTATGAGTATGTGTACCGAATGTTCTATTTACATCAGCAAAATAACTTAAATCTTCTGTATATGTATGTGTGTTTGATGTTGTTGTATCAAAAGGAGATTCTCCAATCAATCCTGAAGAAGTATTATATCTATCTACACCTGTATTAGGAGCATTGTTTTCCCATGTCATATTTTTATAATTTCCGACTGAATTTGTAGAAAGATTTGCTTGATTTATCATTGCAAATCTTCTTGAATAAGTTATTCCATTTATTGTTATTTTATCAGTTCTTCTAAATAATTCGGCATCAGACATATTTGTAATATATCCTGAATCTAATATAGATGTGCTACTAAGTCCTGATTTAAAATATTTAATTCCATCTACTTTTGTTGTATCAGATAATGCTCCATAAGTAGTACCTGAATATTCAAAAAAACCTGCTGTTTCTGAATTTCCAGGATTAGTCACATAGTTGAATCCGACAC